ATCTATACCTTGACGAACAAGGTTGGGGTAAAGCATTGCACCGGAAATTTTACCAATTGCCATTTAGTACTTCCTAGTCGTAAACAGAATCGGTACTGTTTATGTTGTGAACAACAACTACTTTATTTGGGTTTACTCCAGGTGCTGGCGGTGCACTAGTAAACGTGATTGTGGTACTACTATCCATGGTATAGTTGACATTTGGTTGTTGATATACTCCCCCAATTTGTACAATAACTGCATTTGCGTCTGACTCAGCTTGGCTCATAGTAAACGTAGTGGTTGCATTATCGCCTGTAAATTCGTCTGTGGTAATTTGTACACTACCCACTTTGGCTACAGTTAACCATTGTGTCTCGTACCAGAACTCAACACGCTGGGTGCTGGTGTTCCATCTAATCATACCATCATCTATCTGTTCTGGGCCAGCCGCAGTAGTGCTTGTTGGTATTTGTAACGCAAGTGCGTTTGGGCCACCAACAGTTTCAACTTTTTTTAAAAAACGTCCCATGTGTTATAATCCTATTGTGCTTACTGTTGCTACAACTTTATTTGCTACATTTGCGTTTGCTTGTAGCGTATCGTGGAATCCCAGTGTTAGTTTTTCCAAATCTATCACGTAAGTGTCACCATTGGTAAGAAGTTTATTGGAGTATACCACGTTATTTCCGTTTGCTTCAAATCCTGCTGGGCAAACATGCAGATTGAATGTGATTGGATTAGTGTCAGTGTTACAAAAGTACATTGTAGTTACTGCATCTCCATTTGACGAAGTTGAAATTGCTATGTTTGACGCTACTCCGCCGCCTAATAAATTGTTATGAATTGTCATTTTGTTATTCCTATAATACCAACGAGTATACTACTGAATTTCTTACAGTACTGACTTGTCTATCAGCATCACTTGTGTTTGTTAAGTAAACACCGCTACCACCTTGGACAGGTGTTTGCGCATAAATTACTGTATGATCTGCAACTGTACTTGGTGCTGTGCTTGTGTGTCTTACTGCTAAATTACTGTCAAACTTAACATAGTCGGTTGACTCACTTGAAATAGTGAACGAAACAACATCTAAGTTAGCACCAAGACTTGGGTCAGGATCGTCAGAAACGGAACTACCACCACCGCCTGATGATGTTGCAATATTTGCATAAACAGCACCGTCATTTGTAATTTGCCATTTGTCAACAGTTTCGTTAAAACGTAAAGCAACGTCTGTTTCACTACCTCTGTCAATCTCAATACCAGCAAATGTAAGAGTAACACCTGCCCCAGATTCACCTTTGTTTAAGGTAATTAAGTTATCTGTAACTTCTAAATCAGTTTTGGTAACGGCTGTGCTGTTTCCGCCAACCTGCAAGTCACCATCTATGTAAACAGTAGCACTCTGCAATGTGATATTTGCAGAAGTGTTTATTTTGTTTGTAATTAATAAATCAGTATTTAAATTGTTGACTACAGCCATTATCAAAGTCCTTATTCATTATATTTATACAGATTAAAATGTCACTGGTCAAAGAAAAACCTGCCGGAGCAGGTTAATCTTGTTGCATATAAAAAAATACTATTATGCCAATGGAATGCTTACTGAAACGCCTGATGCTTCGCTTCCGCTTGCTACCCATAATGCACGTTGTCCTGTTGTGAACTGTGTGCCATCAACAGGAGTTAGTGTAACATAACGTGATGTAATTTTACTTACATTGTATGTGTCACCATCTGAATCTGTTGCTGTTAATTGACATTGCCCTGCGGCTAAACTTCCACTTACAACTGCTGTTAGAATTAAATCTTCTGTGCCGTCACTTGTGGTAATGTTAAATGTCTTGTTGCCTTTTTGTGAATTTGCAGGTCCTGTATTTGCTGAACCACCTGTTACAAAACCAGTAAACTGAATTTGTACACTACCAAGTAGTGCTATATCACCAATAGTACCTGTTGTGTTTGCCGCTGGCTCTTTTAAATTTCCTGCAACTGATTTTGCCGTTTTAATAGGTCTTCCCATTTGTTTTCTCCTTTGTTAGAAGTCCAATGCGAGTTCTAGTCGCTACGCTGTTGGGACAGCATAAGTCAGTTTTACCTAACTACTGAACAATAGTATTTATAGAAATGTTAGTCACAAAAAAGGGGCGTTTCAGCCCCTTGAAGTTCACTTATCTGTTTCGTGTATTGCACGTAACAATAAGATTTTAAGCATTTGAGACTTGTGATAGTCTTTCTGTGCTTGCTCTCTACAATAGCGAGTCCACATTGTCATGTTAACACCCTCCTTTTTACAGTTAGGTGCGTTCCTTCGGTAACCATTACCTACTTCCGTCTCTTTCGAGATGAACGATGATAATGCGTTCCTTCGACTAATTATGAAGTCTACTTCCGGCCTTACGGCTGAACGTATATATATTTATACACGAAACGTGTAACTAAGTCAAGTTATAATGACAGAAAAGGTGTTGAATCATAATTAAGCAAGTTGTTAGTTTCTCTCAGAGACTCTGTAGTAAAGCATCCAATCTCTCTAGTGTTAACCAAACGTGAGCCTATATGTCTGCGCACATCTTCGTATATTTCAGGAAGAAGATCCCTGTCGCCGATTATGCGTTGACATGCACCTAGGTTGTAGAACTCTGGACCATGTTGGTGATAACCCGTTGACGGTGTTCCGTCTGCTGTTAACACAGTTACCAAAATTGCCATTACGATAGTTTCCATTATAGTACTTATGTACTAATAAGAAATGCAAGCCAACAAAAAAGGAGTCTTTCGACTCCTTTTCTGCTTTTTCCTATGTTTAAAACTAGGAAGTTTTTGTAACTATTACTGGAATGAAAGATTTGAAACTGCAATCTCACCCAAGTAATCTGCCGCGTTACCGAACGATGAAGCTGTGTTTGTAAGCTCAACGTAACCATAACGTGTCATAAAGCCAACTACTGGCTCAAGTGTTGATGGATCCAACACAACACCACTGCTCATTAATGGAACATATGGGCAATAGAATGCGGCTGCATCTGCTTCGCTTGAACCTTTGTAACCAACTAGAACTGCCTGTGTATCGCCAGCATAGCTGTCTACATAAACTTTCATTGCGCCATTCAATGTACCAACAAACTTAGTGTTTGTAGGTGCTTCAAATGTGCCTTCAGTTGTACGTGCAAAAGCACTTGTTGTTGCGCTCTGGAGAACTGTTAAAGCGGCTGGTGAAACAACTGCCCAGTTACCTGCGCCACGACGTGTGCGTGATGCAATCAAGTTAGCTGTTCTGTTGATAAGAACTGCCAATGCGGCATGCTCATCACCAACGTAAGTAGCTGTACCAGATACTGCTGCCTGGTTATATGTGAACTCAGTACCAGCAAGACTACGAAGTGAACCAAGAACTTCTTGATCAATTTCAACTGTAATCTCTTGTGCAAGAGCTGCCATAACTTCTGCTTCAATATCCAAGCCGTGCATTGCTTGCGCATCTTGAGCGGCTTCAAATGTCCAACGTGCTGATAGCTTACGTGTCTTAGCTTCAACAACTTGCTTTAAGATCTGGACGTTGATCTTGTTACCTGGGTTACCTTCAAGTGTACTTGTTGAATCAGCACGACCAGTAGCAGAACTACCTGAATATACTGTAGCAATCTTGAATGGTGAAAGTGCTTCGTCACCAGCAGTAACGTTTGTATCAAATGGTGCAGCCGCTGTTGATGTAACTGAATCAGCATAGCGTACACGTAGTGTGTGAATCTGTGCAACTGGACCTGTCATAGGCTGAACACCAACGATTTCGTTAGCAATAACGGTTGGCATTACTCGTCTAATGACTGGTAAAATTACACGGTTCAATGTAGCAACGTTACCAGCGGCTGTTGAACCAGCGGTAGCGGTCTCCATCAAACTCTTGCGTGTGTTCTCTAGAACAACACCCATTGTACTGCGCTTGGCGCCGTTTAAACCTTCTAACAGGGCATCTTTTGTTTCGCCCCAACGGCTTTCTAATAGTGCTTGTGTCATTTCTTTTCCTTTTCCTTTTAGGGTTATCTAAGCCCTGCTAAACGCTTGATCTCAACAACATTACTGTCATCTTCGGTCTTGGCGTTGGTTTGTTTAGCAGATTTATCACCAGTAACTTCAACGCGGCTTTCGGTTAACACTGCTTTCGCTTCGCTAACTGTCTTACCATTTGCGTTTAAAACTGCCGGTAGATACTTGTCATATGCATTCTGCAACTTAGCAGTCTGCACACTTTCGAGAAGTTCGCTCATCACTGCGGCTTTCTCTTTGTTGAGTGTTTTCAACAGGTCAGCAAGTTTATCCTTGCGTTCTGCTGATTCTTTAATCATTTTGATTTCTTTATCTTTTGACTCAGCAATCGTTGCTTTTTCTTCTGCTTGTGATTTAGCTTCTGCTAGAGCTTCCTCTTTAGCGGCAACAACAGCCTGTAACTTCTGGATTTCTTTGTTCTCATTTAAGTGAGTAACAGCGAATTCTGAAGCAAAGGCTTCAAAGATTTGACGACCAAACATGTTTTCACGTGCTTGATGGATGTCTTCTTTGAGTTGAGTCATTTCTGACTCTAGGTTTTTAGCAACTGACTCTTTAACAAGTGCTGAACTACGTGCTACAAAGTTCTGCTGTAATTCTGCTAATTTGTCTTTTGCTCCTGCAATCAAGCGGACTTTTGTTTCTACTACTGCCTGCTTGTCTTGCTCAAACTCTTGAATCTCTTCTGCAAGTTGCTTGATAACAAACTGTTCGAGTTTAGATACACTATTCTCGTACTGCTTGCGATCTGTTCTAAGTTCTTTGATTTCTTCTGCTAATTTTGTTACCATGAAATCATTAAACTTAGTACTGCTTTCGTTCATGTGTGTTTTAAACTTCACACGATCTTCAGCAAGTGCTTGCTTTTCTGAAGCAAATTCTTCAAGTTCTGACTGGAGACTTTCAGTTACCATTTTGTCTAGAGCTTCAACCATTACTTGTTTGTCATGTTGATAGCGGGTTGCAAATTCTTCACGAAGTTCTGCACGAGCAACTTCTTTGGCTTCGGAAAGTTTTGCTTCCCATGCCTCAGTAATTGCTTCTTGCGTATCTTCGTTAATGATACCGCTATCTATCAATGGCTTGATAGCATCTAACATCTAGTTCTCCTATTTTAACTTAAGGTCCTTGATTAAGCGTAAAACGCCTTCTTTCAGGTACTTTTGTACTCTTTGATCTTGAGTAGCTTCTTTCGCTACTTCAAATACGTTGTGTCCACCACGCATGTTCATTAACCCCTCATAAATTGGGGTTGGATAAGCATGTGGAGCACTTGGTTGTGCGACAACATCAACAGTAATAATTTCAAAATTGTTAACGTGTCCCGAACTCTCATTAACTTCGCCACTACCACGTGAACTAACACCCAACTTAACACCGCTAGTAATCATAGATTCTACTAGTTTTCCCATTGGTGTTGGAAGGATTTTAAGTTTACCGTGGCCGCATGGTCCGTCCATCCACATACTTTCAATCATATGTGATACACGATCCAAGTTAATTTTTAAATCATCTGGGTGATCTACTTCGCCTAGGACGCTGTGTCCTTCTTTGATTTGTTCATTGATACTTGAAACGGCTTTTTCAATTTCGTGAATGGGATAAACACGAGCGTTAGCGTTTTTGACGCCTCCCTCAATGAATATCCCTTTCATATATAGATCCTTACCTTGACCGGTGTTGCTGTCTTCTGTGATGACCTCAATCTTGGCCCGATCAAATGTAAGATTCTCTTTTAGGTACAAAGCCATATTATTGTCCTAGTTTACTTGTCACCTTCGACAGCCTTGGTGTTAACGCCTGCCTCTTCAGTGTTTTTAGCAACCTCACCTGTTGCGCTGGTAAGATCTGCTTTTGCGCCTGGAACATTTTGATACTTGCCAGCGTGTGGCATACTATCTACTTTGCCTTCTGCTGGTGCTTTAGCGCCATCTGGATTACTGTCGCCGCCTGCATCAAAGTTTACTGCTGTTCCGCCCATGTCGTTTTCGCCTGCAACTGGTGATACTGCTTTGTTGTCTTCACCTGCTGGCATTGCAACTTTTTCAACGTACTCACGCATAAGATCAGTTGCTGACTTAGTGTATTTTGCTTTTGGCTTTGTTGACTCTGCTACTTCTTCAGCATCTTCAACTACTTCTTCGTCTTCTGCAACTTCTTCTTCTTCTTTCTTATCGCCTTCGTACATTTCTAACTCTTCAGCGTCTGTTTCCATTTCATCAGCATCAGCTTCCATGTCTGCATCCATTCCTGGAGTTTCCATTTCGTCTGACATTAATGCATCGAATTCTGCTTTGAGCTCGTCTAGTTCTTTCTCAAGATCCATAACTTTGTCTTCTAAGGCTTCGTCGCCTCCAACATCAGCATGATGGTCTTCTTCGTCGTCACCGCTCATCATTTCCTCTTCAGCGTCCATCTCTTCTTCTTCGCCTTCAGGAATGCCGTCGGTTTCGTCGGCTTGTATTTCGTCTACCAAGTCTTCGACTTCGTTTCCACCAATTGTTTCGTCAACGGTTTCTTCGTCCATCAAAGACTCATAAATGTCTCGTGATTTTTCAACAACGATATCATGAAATAAAGCCTTGGCTTTGTCTTCATCTTCGTTGATGATGTATTCTATAAGCTGTTCATATTTGTTCATAGTGACTCCTTAATTTAATATGGCTTGTAAGTTATTTAACAAATATAGGTATATTATAAGTTAAATAGGTGTTTTTTGAATGGTTTTGTGTGCTATACGCCTAAACCACCAGCTTCAACGGGTGGTTTGTACTGAGTTGATACTCTTTCTAGCTTTTTCTCATGCTCGACTTTACGTACATCGTTGCTCATACGCAGTCTGTTTAAGTCGCCAAGAGTAAGGCGTGAACCTTTACGCATGTCACTCAACTTAATAGTAGAG